GGAAATGGCTATGGGCCGTGGGTGACGGGGGATGTAACGCTAATGGTGGCGTACCCGTGCTTTCTGCCTTTTACCGTCGACTGAGGAACCATGGGGTTGAAAACAACCAGTTTAAGGACTTGGTGTCCCCGCACCGATTTGCGAGCGTGAGTAGGCGATGTTCGGAGGTTACTCCTGAAGCTAGAGCAAGCTTCTGGGTGGCCTTTGGTCTCACACCGCCTGAGCAGGAGGCGATCGAGCGACTTTTGTTGAGTCGCCCGATTGGCGATGTTGATTGGAATGAAATAGAACGCGAAGACCTTGACGTTGAGCTTCCCGGGACTCAATTGTTATCATGGTAAAGAAACGCAATCAACGACGCCGTAATCAGGCACGCTTAGGACAGGGGCGTGTCGCGATGGCCAAACTACCTAGTCCATTCAACCGTTTGTCGGACGACAGCACCACACTCAAGTGTCGTGGTGTTCTCGACTTGACATCGGGAACAGTCGTCACCAGTGGGTACATGGCTTTGCAGCCAGGTGCCCGCGTGTTCTCGACGCTCTACAACTTCGTTGCAACTCTCGATGCAATGGCGGGTCTATACAAGCAATTTGTTGTCAATCGAATGACAGTGAAGCTGATTCCCACCATCCCCCTCACCTCTGGCGCGATGATCGCTGTGGGGTTTGAGCCGACAGACAACGGAGAGAATAGAACGCCGGACGCATACGTGGACGTACTGATCTCCAAGCACCACGTGACAACGAACCAAACTGAGGAACGAAGTTTCACCTTCTCTCCGATGGCGTATACGAACGACTGGAAACAGACGAGCTCGTTGGCCATTCCGGAGGATTGTTCGAACGGATACCTTCAGTGGTATAGTAATTACGCGGGTGCTGGGCCTGGGACGGTAATTGGTTATCTCGACGTAACCTTCGACATAACGTTTGCCGGATTGTATCGCGCGCGTGCGAGTTAGTCAGCATGGTTCACCAAGAGTGGACGTGAGAAAATACAAGTGTGGTGCACTCTTCCCCCCCAACCCAACGGGGTGGCTGATCCGGGGTGCACTGAGCAAGGGGTTTTTCCCTCACGTACCACTGCCACAAGACATAACACCACGCACATCCTTCGCTAGTCTGGTCACGCAGACGAGTCGCATCCCTTGGCGGGGAAGACGGAACTTCAACCGTTAAATCGTGAAATTGGACCAAAATTCTTCGGATGCGGGCGGTCCATGCCAAATAGTCTCA